TGAGAAGAGAATCTTATAAACATATCATCTTGAGTTGTGGTATCTCCAATCGTTGTTTCAGTTCCAAATAAAACTAAGTGACGATCAGGAGTCGAGACTAACATATCTCTAGACGCTGTCGGTGCTCCAGATACAATTGTTGCACGTGTAGCTGTTGCATTCGCTGCATCTGAATCCCATTCAAATACGGCACTGTTAAAAATTAAAGCTAAAAGAGTACTTCCTAAATTATCCAAGGACCATAGACCAGGTTCTGCAACTTTATCAGTTGTAGAAGAGGCTTGTCCCCATCCGCTATAATCAGTGATATCAGTAATGGTTGCTCCATCACTATGAGTAGCTGCTGTTGTTCCATTAACTCCTCTAACGACTCCTGTTAATACATTCGAACTAATTCCCGTGTAACTCAGATCCTCTGTACCTATTCTTATTTCACTAGTTCCACTGGTAGGAAAACCTGTGTCACTGGTTAAGGTAATTCCACTCGTCGCTGCAGCATCTGTGATTGCTCCATTTAAAGTTGTTGTTTGAGGAGCTGTGACAGTTCCAGACCATTGAGATATACCAAAACCAAAAACACCAACCTGTTCAGCCGGTCCTACTGGATAGTACCACTTAACAGAACAGTCTCCATCAGTAGCGGTTGCGCTTGCAGTAGACCCCATTGTAATAGTAACTGAGGTAGTGTCTACTACTTCAGTTATCATAAAAGTTTTATCATCAAAATCAGAAGCTGAATAACCTGAACCTGTTGGAACGGTAACACTTTCAAGTAATAAAATATCTCCTGCTGTCATTCCAGTTGTAGAAGATAAAGTAATTGTAAGAATAGCAGAGCCGTCTGTAGAAGCTAGCTTGTCGGTTAAAGCTCCGAAGTCAGTTTTAATAGGGTGGATGTCATAATAGGCTTCCCCCGTGTAAACATATAAAATTCTATTGGTTCCTATAATGGAATATTTAATACCGTCTTTGTTAACCATTTGATGGAGAGCTCGAGCTGCACCGGTTAGAGATTTATCGCCTAGCTGGGACCACCCCCCTATTTTTTCAGGAGTGCCATATCTAAAACGAACGTTCTCACCCCCCGTCCACTGTGCTTCAGCTCCGGTAGAGGTAACTTGTTTATTAAATCCTGGTAAGAAACCTATTTTTTGTAACATATAAAAACCTGTTTAGTAGGTAGTATATCAGATCGATATGGAATTCAACAGATTTTGTAAGGGCTATTTTGGAATTGGCATACGTTCTATCCATACATTTCCAGCCACAGTAATTCTAGATTCATCTGTGTTATAAAAAGGATATACACAATGGTTTAAATAAGCGGGAAAAATTAAAACTTGTCCTTCCCAATTTTTATCCGGTAAAATTCTTTCTTCTGTAAAACATGCGTTTGGCAGATCAGTTCCTTGATGAAAAAAACTAACTCCTCCTGCTAAATTTTCACTACCTTCAAAACCCGGAGAATTTTGACGTAATTCTAGTCCATCATAAGGAATTTGTACAAATATTATAAAAGAAAAATGACCATAGTGACGATGTACAGGATTAAATTCATGTTTTTTCATATGGTTAATCCATATATCTAGTAATTTTAATTTAACTATATTGGAGTTATCTTCTAAAGGAGTAATCATTCTTAAGAACTCCGAAGTTATTTCATTAAAAGGACTATACATTTTAATAGATTTAGTTATAAAATCTTCAAGTAAATGTATGTGTTGATCTAATCTTTCTTCTCTTACAATATTTCCAGCTAACCTACTATTAAAGGGTTCATTCCTTTCTTTAGCTATTTCTTTTACTTTATTAAAAATATCTTCCGGAAGTTTATCTCTTAAAATTATTTCTTGGTGTCTACCTATAGTCATTAATCAAAATCCTTTTTATTCCACACCATATTTTTATAGTTATCTATTATTCTTTTAAAAAAAGCAAGGCTTTCGTGCGGAAAAACGGCCTCACCATATTCGATCTCCATTTTCCATGCTTCCCTTTTAAAAGGAATTACCATTACTATGGGAGTCCCTGCTGGAATAACTTTAATATCTTGTTCTTCAGGAATCTTTTTAGGAAGAGAAGGAAAATTAATGGGCAGCTTGCTATATTTATCTGTGTCTACTACTCCGCTTAATGGTCTAAAAGGTAAATTAGAATGATTAAGGGGAGGAACAAATAAACAACTATAACCGGGAGGAGTTTTAATCACCCATGGAGATAGTATTTTTACTATAATTTTCATTTCATCTTTATTACAACCATCCTCTGGAAATTGATAAGGAGAATGTGGTTCTAATCCAAGTGCATTCTCATGTAAAAAATCTTTGATCGGTTTTGGGTAACTAAGTTCCACACCAGATTTACCTTCTTCATCCTTTATTTTTCTCCATCCCATTTCCCAACTGGTAGATATAGTATATCCCATACTTAAAGCATCTAAAAAAGGCATACATTTTTTTACTGTAGTAGTATCATAATCCTCTTTATCATGGAAATTAGGCATTTTTTTATACCACTCTGGTATTACTTTTTTAGAAGGTTGAGGAAGAGTTAAATATTTTTCAGCTTCTTTTCCCAACAGAGATTTAAATATTATTTTTTTCTTTGTAAACATTTTGGTATACCTAAAAACTCCCTTCCATCAAATTTATTTTGTTTTGCATTTTTATGCGCAGCGTCATTATAATGTAAAAAAACTTGAGCACAGTCATCACCATGTAAAGCATACCGCCAATGCTCTATTTTTAGACCTTTATAACATAACATATCTCCTATATTTAAGTCTACTCTAGTTCCTTCTTCATCTTTTCCTCCAGTATTATCTAGATAAATAGGCCAGTCAGTTCCTCCTAAATGAAGTGTGCTAGAGATTTCACATGAAAATCTATCTTTGTGTCTTTTTAAAATATCTCCATGTTTATATAATCGAGCATAAGTGTAATTGTTGGATAGCTTTAAATTAGTTGCTTTTTCCATTAAAGGTTTTAATTTTGGAAGCAAAGAATCCATTACAGGATCGCCATAACATGAATAAGAATCTGGTATTTGACCATCATTCCACGTACCCCAATAAGCTACAAAAGGAGAAATAAGTTTTTCTCCTAACATAAGTTCTACTCCTCTTCTTTTAAGTTTAAAGTACTCATAAATAAAATCACAAAGCTCTTTAGAAACTGCTTCTCTTATAATGATATAATTATCTTTCATGTAAATAAAGGTCCCATCCACCATCCTACTAATGAATATCTAATTCCTTTAGTTACAGGTTTTACTCTATGCCAAATATAAGAAGGAAAAAGCAGTATAGTTCCTTTAGCTTTAAATTCTTTTTTAGTAATTGAAGGGATTTTTCTATCTCCTTCTGGAGCAGAACGAAAGCTTTGAATCTCTAATTCCCCTCCTGTGTATTCGGAAGGATCTGTTAAAGGAATTACCATAGTTAATTTACGGCTTTGATTACTTGTTTCTTCGTCTGCCATATCTATATGCCAATCATAATGTTGACCTGTATCATATTTGGTAAATTGAAGTGCTTCTAATCCACTAATATTATATTTAAAAATATCTCTATTACCTTGTAGAGCGGGGTTTTGAATCCAATCTAATATCCAGGGGGCTCGTAGCCATCCTACGTCAGAATCTCTAACCTTTGTATCAAGATTTTTTTTATTATAATTAGCTATTTGCCCCTGCGCAGAAGGTTGACCTGTACCATATTTAACAATTTGATCACACACATGAGAAGGAACTCCACGGTCCCAAAACACATAGTCTTTTAATAACATTATATCCTTTTTAACTTTATTTATCTTTCTTATATATAAAAAAAACTAAATTGTAAACTTAAAAATTACCTTGTTGAAGCGACGAAGGCCAGACAGGAAAATGCTCTTGTAAAATTGGATCATTAGACATCATATCTCTTAAGGCTTGTCTATAAGTTTTAAGATCAGCTAAGGCTGCAGCATGTTCAGGTTTATGAATAGCAAAGTCTGAAGTACTAACCATCCAGTCAGTAGATTTTAAAAGATTGTTTCTTTCTTCTCTTGCTTCTTCTGTAGGCCATCTTCTTTGTGTATGCAGTGAACCATCAGCAGGATCCACCCACCAATTTATTTCAACTGCATCATTAGAACATTCTATAAATTTTGCTGCTTCAGCACTATTAGAAGGTAAAACATCTTCTACTCTATGAACTTTGTTTGTCTGTAGATGTACTTCAATATATTTCATATTACGTTGCGTATTCTACAACTACCACTCTGCCACTAGTACCATTACTAGTGCCAGTTCCACCAGTACCTATTGTAACTGGAATACCAGTACCAGCAGTATATTGAGGTTCAGTTAAATATTTTGCATCAACTCCTCCTGAGCCACCACCAGAAGATAGGGGATTCCATCCACCACTCCCAGCACCGCTTAAAGCAATAACAGGACTACCGCCCACTTCGCCTTGTGTGTATGGTGCTCCACCAATTCTTCCTTTATTCTGGCCTGCGCCAGCTTGTGTATTGCCTACTGCCCAATAAAGATTGTTTGAGTAGGTTCCCGCAGTACTTGGTCCTACTCCGGGTGAAAATTTGTTTCCTCCAGGAGCAGATGCGTGAGTTCCAAAATTTGTTGTATTTCCATTATTCCCTGCGTTAGTTTGATAAGAAGAGCCGCCGCCGCCACCAGCTGCAGCTACCATCATGTAAATACTATTGTTGGATGCTGTATGTGTACCAGGACTATTATATATTGTTGTGGTTCCGGTAGCACCACCACCAGAACCGGAAGCCGCAGTAATAACTCTTCCTTCTCCGTCAACTGTAATAGTTGATGCAGTGTAAGTGCCTTTGGCCATTTTAATTATTCTAGGCATATTTTAACTCCTCCTTCAGAATTAAAGTTGATTTTCCTCCTATATCCAATTTATGAGGAAAAGTCAACAAAATTAATCAGCCATTTCCGTATAAGAAACATGCCAAGATAAATCAGAGGCAGTTCCGGCTGTAACATAAAGTAAATCTGTTTCATCTAACCATAAAGGTCCCGTTGAATCTAAAAAACTTAATGTTGAATCTGCTGGAACGGAAACTGTACTTGCTATTTTATAAAAAGTACTTCCGTTATCATTGCTAACTTCTAATGTAACATCACATGCGTTAGTTCCATCAGTGTTAGATATTAAAATTGTATCTATTTTGGCAGCGTACTCTGCAGTAACGTCTACCATTGTAGTTCTGTTTGTATCACCTAGATCACCCATATTGCACTTAGGTGTTATCGTTGCGACTGATACTAAATTTGGTGTTGCCATATTTTATCCTCTTCTTTTTTTATTATCAAAAAATCATTGCCATTGCAATAGCTTTTCCTACCGTTGATATTTCATTTCCTGCATACTGTACCGTTCCTGAGCCTTTAGGCACAAAATTAATCCCTATATTAGTAGATCCCCCAGAAGCCGTAAAAGTAGGGTCATTATCAGCGGCTGCATTAGCGTAAGTAAGCTGATTAACAGCTGTTCCCGTTGCAGTCAATAGAAATAATTCATTGCCACTAGTATCTAAAATGGATGTACCAATTTTAGGGGCAGTTAGTGTTTTGTTAGTTAAAGTTTGTGTTCCTGTAAGAGTTACATCACCAAAAGATGAAGTCGCATCTACTATATCAGGATCAGTGCCATCGTTAGCAGTTGCATAAACAATTACTGTTGCGCCATTGGCAATTGCAACACTATCTCCTGAACCAGAAACATATTTAAAAGTTACTACTTGTGAGCCAGAAGTTGCATTTTTAATAAAATAAAAATTTTGAACATCTAAAGGAATAGTTACGTTTCTTCCAGCTGTAAGAGAACCTGTTAATTCTATTACTCTGTGTGCAAGAGTTGCACCTGTTGATCCGTCAGAAACCGATAGATCTGTATCAGCACCATCAGTTACGGCTTGTGTAGTATAGCCACCAGCAAATTGTTCTATGATTTCTAAATTTGTATTTGTTTTTGTTCCCCATGTACCAGCATTTTCGCCAGTAGCCATTTTTTCTACGCCGAGAGGGGTATAGGTTGATGCCATAATTTTGTTTTCCTAGTTTACTTATTTGTTTTTATATTTTGTATTATACATAATGTCAACATAGATTATGAAGAAGTTATACGAGTATAACCTGCTGATTGTGTCGCTGTTACAGTTGAATAACTAGCTGACTGAGTTGCAGTTACTCTACTATATCCTACAGGAGCTATATTTCCAAGACTAACCGTTGCAGAGACTCCAGTCAATCCCATTACATCAGCAGGGGCAATTGCACCTACAGAAGCTGTTACACCTAGTCCAGTTAAATCATAAGCTGTTTTAAGAACAGGAGTTCCTAGAGAAACTGTTAAACCTGATGGAGCCGTAATATTAACTATCTGAGTTTCCGTTATAGTGAGTTCACCCATGCTGGCAGTAACACCTAATCCTGTTAATCCTACTACATCAGCAGGAGCAATAGCACCTACTGAAGCGGTTGCACCTAATCCACTGATAGCTTCTCCAATTGCAGGAGTAATAGCTCCAACAGAAACTGTTGCACTGACACCAGTTAATCCCATTACATCAGCAGGTGTAATAGCACCTACCGAAGCAGTTGCACCGACACCAGTTAATCCCATTACATCTGCAGGAGCAATAGCACCTACCGAAGCGGTTGCACTTAATCCGGCCGGTTGAACTAATTTATTAAATGAATCTCCCCATGGTTCTTCACCCCAACCATTTCTACCCCAACCAACTAAAGTTCCAGCATTATCAAAATCGCCAAGTTCAGATGTTAATTGGGAAGGTGCGGTTAAAGATATAATAGAAGTTAGATCAAGAGTTAATGATCCTACTGAAGATGTTAAAGCTGAAGGAGCGGTTAATTCTGCTGTTATGAATTGAGCGGCTATGACACTACCAACACTAGAAGTTGCACCGATACCAGTTAAAGCAACAGCATATTCTACACCCCAACCAGAGTTGCCCCATTCTTGTCGACCCCAACCTTCTTCGTTAGCTGCTATTAAAGATCCTACTGAAGATGTTAAAGTTGCTGGTGCTGTTAATGATTGAGTGATTGTATTAGATGCCCAGGCATTATGCCCCCAGGCTACTGAAGGACTATCACCACCCCAAACTGATGCCATAAGGAGTCCCTCCTTATGCTATTCTTACTATCGCTGTTGTAGCTGCTGCTGCTGGAAATTGAATTGTGAAAGTTCCACTAGAAACAGTTTTATCTCCACCAAATGCAACTGCACAAACAGCAGCGTTTCCAGTATGTGAATCGTTATAAATTAAACAACCATTCGCTGTGAAAGAAGCTGATGTCCAAGAGACGTCAGCAAAATCACAAACTGCTGTTGAAGAATCTAAAGTTGGTGTAACGCTGGTTAATGCTTCTCCACCTGCAGTGTATGCAGTTCCAGATGAGTTAGTAATTTCATTTGTGTCGGAATAAGCCGTAGTAGAAGCTCCTAAAGTTACAGAACTTGTATACAATGCTATGTTAAAAGTATTTCCAGTTGAAGCTGTAAAGTCGTGTTCAGCTTCTAAAATTTCTTGTTTAAAGCTATTACAAATTGCCGATGTTATTGCCATATTTTTCTCCTAATTATTGAGGCGGTGACTCGATTGGTATTCTCACTGTTCCATCCGTGTAATCGTCTCGTCTTCGTCTTCCAATTTGCATCGCTGCAAACTTTTGTAGTTCTTGTTTATACTTTCCTTCATATAATGTCAACATATCCATTGGACCTTTTAAGAATCCATAGGCCTCAACCAATGCTGCATATAAGAGCCCTTGTGGGAAGTATCGGCTAACATAAGTCCCAGAAGTCTGTGTTTCCAAACCAGGTGGAATTTTATTAAAATAGATTCTAAAATTGTAATTAACATCGGGTGTAGGGGCTAAATAAATAGATCCTGAAGTAGTATCAGTAGTTCCTGTAGCTCCTCCAAACATAGCATAATATTTAGGTTTTCCTGTCACATCGGCACCTGAAGTCGTAGATCCCGATGGACCCGTTAATCTTCCTACATATTCAGTTAGGAAAGTTTGATCACGTCTCTGTAACCACGTACCTTGCTCAGTGGTATTTGATGCATTAAATACTTCAACACCTCTTACAAATAAAGTTCCAGCTGGAACTCTAATGGTATTAACATCTGCAGCCATAGTTCCTTCGTCTACAAATCTATCCGAATCCATAGGAAGATCATTTGAAATTCTATATTCTGCATTTTCTATAAATCTGCCTAGAATAGCACCAGTAAAAACAGTACTGTCTACTTCAGTATAATTTCTAATGTCTGTTTCTAAGTCTGATAGTGTATATGCTGCCATTATGCTTCTATGGTTACCGGTCCAACGGACACTGGATAACCACCTCCTTCTATTCCACCTGCTGTAGCTGTATCAGTATTGACAACAAAATAAAACCAGTCTGTTGTAAAATCTGTATCTCTAGCTCCAGAGACATATTTCCCTGTAGTTATAGCATAACCTGCAGCTAGTGCAATTTTAGCTCCTGTAATTCCATCTACATTTTGTGGATTTGTATAGGCCCCTGCTGTTGTGGGGGTTCCTCTAAAACGGTAAGTGCTTCCATTAGTTAAACCATGATTTGGTACATTAACGTTTATATAGGCCGATCCTGCGCCATAAGTTGTAAAAGGATTGAAAGGCATTAACTGTGTAACATCCGGTGCTGTTCTTGAAGGCCTTGCATGTTCTAAACCTTGAGGATCAGCTCCTATTGGATGTGGTTGTAATTGAGGTTGTTTAACTTCAAATTCAGAATTATGTACCCACGCACCAGTCCATTCCTTTACCATTTCTTTATATGGAAATGCTGCACCAGACCTATCTGATATTGCAAGTGCTCTTCTACCTTTTGAAAATCTAGCCATTATTTTTTACCTGGTTTATATTGAGGATCACTAGTCATAATTGCATGATATCTATCCACCATCGCTGGACTAGCTTTTCTTTTTTTCTTCTTAAGAAATTCGTTCATGCTTCTAACAGCTTTCTCTTTTTTATCTGAGTATTTATATACATTATCAAATGTTTGTTCAGCTTTACTTTTAGTTTTATCTTTAACGAGCTTACTGTGAATAGTTCCATATCTTTTTGGTTTTTTAACTCCTAGTTTTCCTTTAACTCTTTTCTTACCTAAGTGTTTAATTACAACTCCCATTCCTTTTGTTATAATAGTCATTATTTTTTACCTTTTTTTGGTGTTACATCTTTAGCTTTTGGTTTTCTAAATTTTTTCATATACCAATCTTTCATCGGGCTTCCAAAAACATCATCGCCTGGACCTAACAATTTATCTAATTTTTTCTTATATAGTTTCTTTGTAACTAATTTTGCTATTCCCATTCCTAAAGTTTTTAATGTCATATGTTTGGATAATAAGTTTTAGGGGTTATATAAGTACTCGATGCAGAACCATCTTCTGCCGCTGCTCTAGCAAATTCATCTTCGTATAATAATTTTAATTCTTGTGTTCTTTGAGGTGCAAACTTCATAGATAAATAATAAGATAATCCTGATATCATTGGTGGAATAAATCTGTAAGGTGCATCCGTTGCATTTGTATAAGCTCCTGCATCTTGAATTCTTTTTACATAATAAACATTTAAATAATTATCTGCTGCTGTTGAATTAGGTAAGGGATAAATTGTTATTGTAACTTTGTCTATAAATCTTTGAACCCAGTATTGTGATGGTGTTCCCAGGGAAGCTTTATTAGCTGTTGCTGCATAGGCGTCTCTGGCAACCTTAGTTAAACCTGTATCTGATTGAGCTGTAGTATTATAATTCTGTCTATAAGTAATATTTAAAATATCCGTAATCCCATAAATGTTTGTTGTAGGAGCAGTTGTAGCTTGGGGTGAAGCGGCAGCTGCTGCTGCACTATCTACAGAATTTCTGTAAAAAGTATAAACACCCATTCCTTCATCAGTCGCATCTACACTAGTGGCAGAACCTTCTATGATATTTATATTAGTATTTCCTACTTCCCAAAAATGAATGCCTCTATTGCCCCATTCTTGAAAAAGAACATTTAATGATCTTCGTGCTGTTTTAAGTTGATGACCGGCAGTTCCTATTAAACCAATACGTTCATACGCATCTACAATAACTTCATCAATAGAAAAATCTTGGTCAAAACTATATGCTCCAGAAGTAGTGTTTGCCATTACAATTCCTATCCATAGTAAGCTACAAAATGATCACAATTCGCTAATACTATATAAGCACTTGTACCACATCTAACTCCGTTTCCACCAAATGAATAATTAAAACTTTCATTATCTGCAGAACATCCTTTAAGATGTGCCACTAAAAGATCAGATGCACTTGTGCCATCATATATTTTTATTTCTAAATCAGCTGCATCTGCTTGAGCATTAATCCCAACTATTCTTATTGGTCCAAGATTAGCAGCTGACCCAGCTATAT